GTCGGCTTCATCCTGCGCAATTTGGTTGATGAGATCACGTTTAGCGTTGATTCGCGCATTTGCCAAATCTTATTATGATTTCATGCTAGCTTCATATATAGCAAGGTTAGATTTCAACAATTCGCGTTGTTGTAGGCTAGACTGTTGTGTGGTGGCTTGTAAAATGTTGATTGCGTCAGTCATAGCTTGTTAACGCTCAGCAATTGCTCTGATTGCGGCACGGTCGGCTGCGCGATCACTATCATCAACGAAACGACTTCTGAACATATCGGGTTGTCTATGCGATCCGTTAGTCACATCAATTTAGCTGGTTTAAATGTCACCGGGAGGTTAGAATGTATCATCTAATAGACTCGCAAACTCTCGAGATTACTCATTGTTACGACTTTAAACGTTAGGCCCGCTAACTTGTTCGTTATCGAAAATGTCATTGTTATGTCGTAACTCGACACGTTAATCGTCAAACATATCCACACTCTTAGATTGTTGGTAAATGAATCTATCAATATACTATTTGATTTGTGGATCGATAATGAGAATTTGAGGTTGCATTAAGGGCAGTTGATGCACAATCTATTATTGTTATTAGGTGGTGCAATCAATCTCAATAAGTTGATCACCGAAATTGTCGTCTAACGAGCGATCATTCTCAGAAGCTGTGGATCGGTATTGCACATCAGGCTTTATACCTATGGGTGGTTTTTGCGCATTTTGTTTCACGATCGTGCGTGGTCTATCATCAATAACGCGGTGCGTGTCGCACAAGCTCTCTATATATTGCACTGCTGCGATCAAGCTTTCTTTTTTGTCAAGCGCAATCTGGATGAGGTCGGGACGCAACTTCTCAAGTAACCCACTTGCGGTCTTGGGGGTAAAACCTAATTTAATAATACGAGCAATAACTTATTAAGATGCATCAGCTTTAACGATCGTTTTATTATTCACACAGGTTGGGCGACTGTGGAAAAGGGAATGCGCAATTAGAGAATTGCTCTCAGCCTTATCGTGCATAAGAAGCCATTCAGCGTTTCCGTAAAACACGTTCTTAAGTAGTTTGAGGTCAAAAGCATAAACAGTGTTCGCGCCATGTGATGCAACATCGAGGTCTCTAATACCATATTTGTTGGTAAATGTGCATACACTACAACATTACTTTGATTCTTCAAAAGTGAGTATTTTGTTGTATGAAGGGTATACATACACTTTACCAGTTTTAAGATGTTCGTACTCTGTATCAGAAAATCTATACACGAATTTATCTTAATCAGGTACTAATTCATCTGGGCCACTTTAATCATGCCAAGCTTGCGTGCGTGCAAAATCCTCAAAGTGGGTGGCGAATACGACTATTGCACGGCCTTTGCTTCGAGAAGCGTACTCAGACATTAAAAAAGTAAAGTGTTTCGCACCTATGGTGACATTAGGTCTATCGGTTGGCATGTATTTGCTATACACTTAATATAGTATTTAAAAGAACTCGTGTTTATCGTCTGCTTACTCCAGCCTTGTAAGTAAGACACCGCAATTGACCTCAAATATGGTTATAAGCAGCTCAAGATACGGCATTGTGTTGGTAATGGTCTAAATGTCCCAGTTGGTAAATTTGCCTTTCTTGGCCTCATGGTATAGTACATCATGAGAAATTGTGGTACGAGCTTTTTGTGAGTTGAATGATGCATTCGTGTTGTTTAGATCAGCG